AGTATTGATTGGCACCTGACCATCTTTACTAGCGCGTGTGGCTGTTGTTGATGGTGGCAGGATATCTGGGTCGATGATTGGCACTGTTGTTGAGCGGCAGTTGAAATGCTGCGGCGGCATTGGACCGCGGCCATATTCAAACTCTTGGCCATCAAGTGCTGCGCACCTTGCGCTAGTCCTAGTGTCCAGCGTGGCAACGTATCGATATTTCTTGGTGATGTCCTGGTTCGCTTCATACACCTGCTGGCTGGCGGTATTAGCTACTTGGTTGATGCTGGTGCGTACTAATGCCATCACTTGGTTATCAGCTACAGCAGTAGCTTGGCCACCTGCTGCAATAAGTTGCCGCACGGTTTTAGCTTCCTCGCCAAATTGCAAGTTACCAATCAACCGCTTGGCGATGCTTGGTGTCGTCTCACCCGTCAGCAACCCTTGCCGCACCACTTGCGAAAACCGCTCTGCTTGATCAACAGCAATACCGCGAAATGCCTTAGTGACCACCTCACCATTAGGTAGCGTGATGGTGGCACCTTGAGCAGCGGTAAGGCTGAATGTTTGCGGTGCACCTTGCACTGCTGCAAATAGATCATCCGATAGCGCCACCACATTGATCTGTGTCGGGTCAGTGGTGACGACGCTTTGCGCAAATTGCGGACTGATTTCTACGGTACGCACTGCATCACGACTACCAGCCGGCAATGCACGGCGTAATTGCTCAGTAACAAATTCTGATTGCAACTCTGCTAACCCTTGCAGTTCTGGCACCATCAGCTCACTTGCATCACCTGCCCATGTTGCCAGGCTGTCCTTCAATTGCGCCAGTATTGCCCGCAGCCGTGCCGCTTTAACTGGTGCAGCTAACTCATCAATGGTGCGCAATTGGTTGGCAGCATCAATGATGATGTCGTTGTATGCATTGATCACCCGCCTAGCCACGCTGTTGCTGTAGCGGTTTAGGTCTATTGCATTGCGATATAACGACTCCGGTGTGCTCATACCAGAATGCCTAAATCTGCTGGATTATATGCTGACCGGATGCTGACATTTGCACCTTTATTTAATGCACGTTGCACAACACAAGCAAATGCGTCATACCCATTCTGGCCGTCTTCTAGCAGTACCATTTCATCTATCTCATCTGGTTTACCATCGATGTACCAACTCACACGGACAATTGCTAGGATTTCATCCGGTAAATTGCTGACGTGATAGTCAAGCTCTTGCTTTCGTGGCTTCTTCGGTTCGATCATCATTGCTAGGTTGATTAACCAACTGATCAGGCTGTCGAGCAGGTTGTAGATCCATTCCCGCATTTGCAGTTGCCTCCAGTTCTTCCTCAACATCAAAGTCATCACCAAGCACCTCACCATCAGATAACTGCTGTAGCAAGGTTTCTTGGGTGATGGTACCTGCAGTGTAAAGCTGCAACAGGCTGTTGATTTCCTGCGGGTCAAGCCTAGTACCCATAAAGTCACGGTTGACGTGGCAGCTACCGGCTGCTTCATTTTGACCAAGGTACTGCGCATGGAATTGCAGGCAGTTGTCGATCATGTCCTGCATATTCTGCGCAATCACCATCATGGTGCTATCACCTTGGCTGCGGTTAATGCGTTTAGCTTCAGCAGTTTCTGCTGTCAGCTTCTGGCCGAGCACTGCTGATAGGCCAAGTTCATTGATCTGTAATGCAAGCTGCTCCAACCGCTTAAATTGATATTCAAAGCTGGTGCCACCTGGTTCGATGTACTCAGCGCGACCTTCAGCAGGAAATGCAATCGCTTCGCCAGGGCCAGCAGATACTTCCTCGGCACTTGATGGGAAGCCGTAGAACGCCAGCATCGGCACCGCGGAGATGTGCAGTTGGTTGTCGAGGTCTGATTGGATCTGATAAGTCTTTAGGTTCAGTTCTGCAATGTCTTCCAGTGGTGGCCGTGACTCCATGAAGCCAACACGATTGGCATAGGCGATGCTGAATGGAATCTCGCTAAGGCTGGTGCGGCCTTCATCAATGATGCGGAAGTCGCCTTTATCATCCTTTTGGTGAATCTGATATTCACCTGGCATCAACACACGCACCTGCTCAACTAGCTTCTCGCCATAGTCACCATCAGGAATACTGGCAACTTCCTGCAGCCGGAGCATGGTGAGCTCTTGCTTACCTTCTTTTGCTTCAGTGCGCCATCCTAAAATCTGGCGTGGCGTGTAGTGCACCCAGTAAGGTCTACCGCCATCAGCAGGTGCATCCACCAGTGTGCCAACGTGACCATAACGCACCATCTTGCGTGCAGTTTCGTAGGTCCATACGTTCAGGTCATTGCCATTCAGGTCAGCGTCAAATAGCTGCTCGGTGATGGTGTCGCTGGTATCCACCAACCGCACTGGCTTGCGTGTCAACATACCAGCTAGCAACCGCTCAAGGCGTTGGTAGTACGGCGGCACCACGCTGCGTGCTAGGCGGTTGTCATAGGACTCATCCAGCTCTCTAGGTTCTTGCGGCAGGTAGCGGCGGTGTTTCCGCCGCATACCATATGTGCCTTGCATCAGATCCTCAATCAGGATCCAATGCACCTCTTGCGCATACCATGCGGTATTTGCATCCTGCACACGGGTGACCTTACGCTCTGCCGTAGGCCGGTCGTAGAAGTTAAAACCCGTGTACATCTTTTACGTCATGCTGCAACCAGTGTAACGCTGTTGCGGCTTACCTTGATCTCAAATTCATCACCAGGTTTAAATGCATCAGCGATGTATGCGCTACCAACCATTAGGTTGCCATTAAATTGCACCTTAGTCTTGTAGCTAAGTTTGCGGCCTGCTTTTTTGGTAGCAGTCAAGCTGACACCTTTAGCCTGTAGCAGTGCCTCGTAGAAGGCGGTGAAATTCAACCGTTCGCTGCCATCCTTTTGAATGGATACATAGCCGCAGCCACGTACCAGATCGGATTTATTGCAGTCGCCAAGTTCCTTGACTTTAGCGAGCAGTTCAGCACCAGTAAGCATTTGAGTAGTGAATGGTGGGCTTGAGTAGCATAGCCTAGTAAATGCGGATTCCGGTACCTTTGCCAGCTCTTTCATACATTGGATTGAAGGCACCAAGAATCAGGTAGCCAAGGCCATCAGTCCAGTGCTCAATGCCAGCAGCTTTATCAATCACGTAATCCTCGGCACCCTGCTTGTAAGTTACGTTTTTAAGCGCTTTGATCGTATTCTTGCAACGTGGATGCACAAACAGTTTCAAATGTCCAGCAGCCGTGCGGATCATCCAGTTGGTTGAGTTGATCTTGTCCTTGACTGCCCATGGCGCTTTAGGACTGATGCAGCTAAAACCTGCGCGACGGATGATGTCATGATCAGTGCGACCGGCAGATGAAGTTTTGCGTGCTGAACCTGTTGGATCGGGATATGCAACAATCTTACGGTCGGGAAACCGTTGCCTAAGCATGGCGCATACTTCATCGGTATTGGATTGCGTTACTGATATTTCATCCCAGATATGCAACGTATCGCCAACCCTGCTGCCTAAGACACCGGCCATCACTGAAACGTTGAAGTCAGTGCCCCAGTAAATTTCTGCGCCAGTATCGCAAACATTTTCGGATATGTTTTCATCGCTAAAGTCTGGATAAACGCGACCGGATAGCGTTTCAAAGCTGGCCAGGTACTCTTGCCGAAAAGTGCGCTCATCGAGCGTGCGCCTTGCTGCTTCAACTTCATCAGCAGGTACATTGCCGCCTTGAATGGTGGTGTAGCTGAATGTTGCCCAGTCGTCTTGCTCTTGTGATTGCTCCCATAAGTCATGAAACCAGTTGAGGCCGGCTGGTGTAGTAATGAACCACGCAGGACCACCTTGGTCTGACAATGCAGGTCGTAGCACCATCTCCCATGCGTCTTGCTTGACATAAGCAGCTTCATCAATGACAAGGCTGGATAAGCTAACGCCACGCAAACTGTCGGCATTTTCAGCACCCTTAAGTGAAATAATGCTGCCGTTTGATAATTCAATCAGCAGATCAGTTTCATTGCGTTTGACGCAAATTTCAGGTGGCACCATGTTTTTTAGCTGCCGCCACGCAATCTGCTTTGCCATGCGGTAATTGGCGGTGACATACCAGTTCAAGCTATTGGGCTTTGATGCTGCCCAGGTAATCAACCGCGCAATGCACAAGTAGGTCTTACCAAAGCGCCGACCAGAACAAAGCAGCTTGAACCGGCTGTCACTATCCCATATATGACGTTGCGGTTCAGTAAGTGACTTATAAAGGCCAGCAACTTGGTCGGTGATGTCTAATTCTGGCTTACTTGCTAAGTCCAGCTCAGCCAGCCTAGCTAAAACTGGATCAGCCAGCTTCATCGTTCAATAACTCAATAGCTTTGCGAACTAATGAGCAATAGTAATAAGCCATTTCGCTTTCATCTTCGTCATTAGATGCAATGTTGTAAATCAATGGGTAAAGATCGGCCAACGCATCGGTTAGCTCTTCACAAAGAGGTTTTAAGTTTGTCATTGCAATTCAATTTGATGGCCAGTTTTTGCGGTTATGCGAAGCAACAAATCTTGTTCTGTTTCACGCGGCAATCCAGCATCTGCAATTGCTTCAACTATTGCACCGACAGTTTCCTGTTTTGCGCGATTAACAGCAGCATTGTCGCTGTAATGATCTCTAAATGCTGGACTATGCGTCAGCATCCAAGTTGCAGATTTAAAATCACCTTGATCAGCTTGCTCTGCAATTTTATTTATAAGGCGCATACCGCCTTTACTGCGACCTTCGTTAATAGCTGCTAAAAGTGCTACCTCTTCTCGCGTAGGGTCAGGGCCTTTTGCATTATCTAGCCACATCCGCAAAGCTGGAAATGATACACCAGCAGCAGGCGCAATGTGCTCAAGAGGTGCGCCAAACTCAGCGAGAAAGCGCACCTTTTTGATCACATCATCATTGAGCTTGTAGTGGCGGCGTGCGGGTTTCAACTGCGAATTTGCACAGGCATAATCAGGTAAGTCTGATCTGATGCATTGGTTGGCGTTAATACTACAGGAGTAGTAGCACCATTTGCCGATAGTGTAACAGATTCCGACGAGCGGAATGCTTTTAGACCATCAAGCAGGTAATGCACGTTGAATGCTAATGCTAGTTTGCCGGTGGTGCCGGTGTATTTGATGGCTTCGG